GCAGGTCAGCCGTGGCTCTGTCAACCCGAAAGCCAAGTCCGGCGATTTCCGTGTAGACGTTCCTGTTGGCGTTTGTGTCCATGACTACGATCCAATCAGCGTCGGTGCATCGTGCGCCGAGTACCGCGCCCGACCAACCGCCACGACACTCGCCGTCATCGCAGACGCCGCTGCGCTAATCGCAAGAGTCAGCCACGGCTGCCCGTCTGTCAGTGCCGCCGAGTCAATCTCAAGGATCGTGGTCTTGTTCTGATACGTCGCTGCCGTCAGTGTCAGCGATGAGGATGTAGCCCACGCACTGTACGTGTCAGCCGTCGCAGACCCCTGCGTGGCATCTGCGTAGCGATAGTTGAACGTCTCAGAAGTTGTTTGCGTCCCTGCCGACGCGCCAGACTTGAGCGTCAATACGGCGTCACCCGTCAGTCCAGCACACGCCATGATGAACGACACGGAATGAACGCCGCCCATGTCGATGGAATCACCAGCGACACCAGCTTGATGATCGGCTGGCTTGAGAACGTATACGATTGCGCCGTCTTCAGAAAGTCTACTCATGATGCCTCCAGCCTACGAACGAGTCGCAAGCGTAATCGTGGGAGACTGCGTGGCGCTCCCCTTAAACGGTGTGAGTGCAGACTTCCAGAGCGGCTGACCGTCTACGCGATACGTGGCCCTGAATGCCATTTCGTCCGTGGTGAATGCGACATGCAGCGACGATGCCTGTTTGACGCCGCCCTTCGTGAGCAGTCCGTACTGACTGAGGTCAGCCAGCACCACATCTCCGACCGTGCCAAGAGTAGCCGCGTACTCCACCGGGATGACCGGACGTCCGAACAACGTGGCGAACGGCGCTCCCGAAATACCGTTAGCCGGTAGATACACCGGCACACCGCCAGTGCCAACCGCCAACGACATCGAATTCAACTGCGGTTCAACATCCTGATTCACGAACCACGCGCTCGCTGATCGACTTCTCGCCCACAAACGCGAAAACATCTTCACCACATTCGCAAAGACAATCGTCGTGGCTGCCTGACCAGTCTCCTTCGCCACAGACACCGCGTGTGCGTGGCCGATGATGCCCTGCGGCTGACCAGCCCCTGTGCCGTTGAACACGGCGTCTTCCGTCAGGAACGTCAATTCCTCACCGAACGCCTGTTCAAAGATCGAGGACATCGCCACAGAATCTTCCAGCAGTTCATCCGACGCATAGCCCAGAGCCGCAACCTTGTTGAGCTTGAGCGTGAGCTTTCCGAACTTCGGGTTGCTCGCTGTCGGCGCAGACCCTTCGTCTACCCAGTACCCGCGAACGCCGCCCCAGCGCGAACCCGTCGCCCGACTGTCATCGTCAACGACTTTGATTTCAAGCGAGTTTGAATTCGGTCCAACCGCAAGCTGACGGCAGCGGCTAAGGATCTGGCCTTCCTCGAACATCTTCGATTCAATGGCCGATTGAAACGTGGGCTGTAGGAGAAATCCTCCATCCGAATCGACAGCCTCACCAGCGCCTTGCGCTGCCGCCATCAATCTCGCAACAGTCTCTCCACGCCCGGTTCCCATCTTGACCGCGTGAATCGCCTGAAGCTGTTCGCCAAGATTGCCGAACGGCTGCTGTGCCGCCAGATCCTCGCCAACGACCACATGCGCTGATTCAATCGACGCGCCTTCTCGACGCTCGTTGTCCTGCAACTTCATGGAAAGCACTAGATCCTCTGCCAACTGAGCAGACTCCTGTTCCAGCGCAGAGAGTTCCTTCTTCAGCGCATCGAGCTTGTCCTTCTGATCCTGCGTTCGATCTCTCGCCGCAATGTCGAGGATCGTCCCGCAGTCAGCCTTGACCCGTGCCATCGCAGCGGATGCCTGGGCAGAATCTTGTCTGATCGATTTCATGTCTGACGCCATCGTGCCGTCTCCTTAAATAAACACCGCACCGCAGAATCATATATGTAGCGCGTTGGCCTTCAACAGAATGCCTCGTCTACAGATACAGTCAATCTATGTTGAATATTGTTCGACTTCAAAGGAAGCCGATTGAGGAGAGTATTGCACGACTGATCTCATTACGTCGGACAAATCTAAGTATCGGTCTTCCTTGGAACCTCACCAAGGCCCGTACAGCTTTCATCTCTCCGTGATTCGTCCACTGACTCCTGATGCGATTCTTCTAAAACTTCTTCAGCGGTAGACAAGAGTGCTTCGCGTACGAAGTCAGGAAACGGTTGATGTGTCACCGATGCCGCTTCGTGAATGATTGAGCGTTCCTTATCGGACAGTCTGACCGAGTACGCCTTACCCGGTGATTCTGCCCGTGGCGGTCGAGACATCAAACACGCTCCAAGCGTTCTCGGAGTTCGTTGTCGTGTTCGTCCTCAGTCGTATCCACGACTGCATTGATGACTGGCTCTGACGAGGACAGAGGCTCAGGTGTCGGTGCTTCCGCTACCGGTTCAGTGTCACCGGCTTCCGCTTTCATCAGATTATTCACACGACGCTGAGACAGACGATCAATAGCCTGATCGAATGTCGCAATGCGGTCAATCATGCCCATGCGTTTCGCCGCTGTTGCTGACACGACTCGTCCTTCCCCGAATCCATCCCTGACCTCTGACACCCTTCGTCCTCGACCCAACGCAATGTCAGACACCATCGTCGTGTACGCTTCATCGACACGGACCTGCAAATATCCTATCGCGTCATCCGTCAACGGGCCGAATCCTTCGGCCTTGTGTTTTCCTGCGGCAATCACCGTGCGTGTCATGCCCTCGGATTCTTCGGCTTTGGTGACATCGAGATGCGAGGTGATTACGCCGATTGACCCAACAGTGCCACTCGGCGTACTCCAGATCTCATCGGCGGCAGACGCGATCCAGTAGGCCGCGCTCGCGGACAGTGCATTCACGTGTGCCACGATGGGCTTTTGCCCACGTGCCGCCATGATCTCTTGATGCAACTCCGTCACGCCAGCAATCGTGCCGCCTGGACTATCAACATCAATCACAATGGATCGCACACTGTCATCTTGGAGTGCCTGACGAAAATGCCCTGCGAAGCGTTCCGTTGAGATACCGCCGCTCGATTCGTTCAGCCCTCCAGCGCGATGCGAGATCACGCCATGCAACGGAATCACCGCAATTGATCCCTGCTTGCTACTACTCTGGCGAGCCACATCACCGATGCGAGCATGGATCTCCTCTGCGCTCATCGTGATGCCCTGCACCTTTAGTTCGATCAGTCCTTCGATCTCTGCGAGTTTTTCATGGGTGATCGCCCACGGCTCACTTCGGAGAAAATTCAATACACGCTTGTACTTACTCATTGCTCCATCTCCTCTAAGTCCAGCGCAATCAGCGCGAGGTACTCTGCCGACCATTCGTCTATCACTGAGAGTCCACCGGCAATCAATTCATCTCTGTGGGATTGGCAGTATGCGGTGGCCATCCGTGAATCCATGCACATGCGCTCCATCACCATCTCCACGTGCTTCTCGTAGAATGCCGTGGCCCACTGAGCGAACTGATCAGGACTAGACGCACACTTTACGGCTTCTCGACTGGCGGCGGCGGCTTCTTTTCGTAAGATTTGCCCTGCTGACTTCACCACGATCTCATGCGCCCGATTCGTAGCATCGACATCATCATCATCATCATCATCTACATCTTCATCGACTGGAATCGGTACATCAGCAACCGGTTCAACTTTATTCAATAGCATCATATTGGACGGCACAAATCGTTGATCGCCGCCCTCAACGACGTTCTTGCTGTCTATGCGCCGGATGTCATTCGTGGAGTATGCGCCGACTGCAAACATCTTTGAGAAGAAATTTGCGCGACTCTCTGAGTCACCACGCAACAAGGCATCAACATTGAATTCTGCGAAGTATGAGGGGCGATCTCTTTCAAGGATGAGATTGGATTTTATTGATTGTTCCCATCTCGCCAACCACGGCGTCAGGTCATACGTGACGAATTCAAGACTCTGCTGCTCGATGTTGTTATTCGTGGATCGTTCCAAATCTCCGATCATGTGCGGCGGCACACCGAACCATCGAGCGATGTCCGTCACGCTGAATTTCCGAGACACCATGAACTGCGAATCTTCAGCCGTCATCGTGGTCGGTTCAAACTTCGCGCCTTGCTCAAGCACAACAGGGCGATGCCAGTTGCCTGACCCGGATGTGGCTTTCTGGAATGATCGCGCCATACGATCAGCCGCCTCATCATTCAGCACACCCGGCACTGATAACGCACCGCCGTGCATCGCACCTTGACTGAAGAGTCGAGCGCCATAGCTTTCCGTGGCGCTGGCTAGACCGACAGAATCTCTGGCGTACGACAGCACCGATCTACAGGTGATCCCGTCCTCGGTAATTCCACAGAGCCGCCACACCTCATCTTGCGTGTACACGCGAGTGCGGCCACTCGATCCAGATTCCTTGATCGAAAAAACAAGACGGCCAGACTCTAGTTGCGTGGTTTTCACGACACGATCTGCCGCGATGGGAATGAGTTGATCAACGAATCCGCGAGGGCCGGGAACAATAAAATTATAGGCCGCGCCACGAAGCAGGATGCTCCGCATCATGATCCCTCTCCACGTAAAGGAATCCATGTACTG